TTGAACAAGTTTTCCTGCTGTTAATGCAACACCACCTGCTAAACCGTATCTAAATACTCTATCACCGTAGTAAAGAACTGATCCTAAAGGAATATCATTTCCTAAAGAATCGGTTACTGAAGTAGTACCACTTGTAAAGGGGTTGATAATTGAGTCTGGGTTAGATCCTTTACCAGTAAAAAAGTCCGTAGGTGCAAAACCTAGTATTGAACTTGTTCCAGTTGTACTGCCTATAGCGTACTGACCACCTTCTCTAGTTCCATAAGTAGTCTCTGCTCCTGTTGTGGAATTAACTCGGTAAGTTATAAATCCGTTTTTGGACCTAACTGGTCCTGAAAAGCTTGAATTTGCCATAATCTTTTCTCCTGAAAAAATAAGTTTTATCGTCTCGGCTCGTCTGCTAGGTCAGTCGACAAAACAAAATAATTATCCTAGTCAATTTTATTGTATAACAGATACGGTCAAAAACAAAACAAAAAAAAGGGAGCCGAAGCTCCCCTTTCCTTTTTTGGAACCTACGCTCCTTGAGAACCGTATACAGCTCTAAAGTTAGAATATCCAAAAGAATATCTTTCTCTAGCTTTGTATCGCATGTTACCAGTGTCGAAATCTCCCTCTAATGCCGTAGACATTGGTGATCTTTCAAAATGCTTGAATCCATCAGGACAATCTGTCTTGATAAAGAAAGCGTCTGTATCAGTTAAGTAGTGATTAACTACATAACCGTCAGGCAACATTCCCATGTTTCTGATAGCATTTACGTCATTGTCAGATGTTCCTACTCGCCCTGGAGTTTGTAGTAGTCTGTCAGCAACGAATTGAAGTTGAGGTGGAACAATAAGTTTCATTCCTCTCAAAGCAATTGATAAACCTCTGTCATCAGTAAACGTTGATATATTAATCAACGCATCTTCTAACGAAGTTTCATTCAAATCTGCCATAGTAGTTGCACGGTTTGCTAATGAGCCACCACCACCCAGAGGGTGATCTGTAGCTATAAGCACTTTACCGTCACCACCTGTCGTATCGAACGCATTGTTCAGTACGGCAGCAGCTTTGATTTGCTTAGTGTTGGCCATAGATCTTGCTAACGCTTTGGTGTATCTAGCACCCAGTCTGTCATACAAATTATCTTCAACGGCTTCTTCTGTTAAAGCAAAAGCCAATGCCACGGTTTCGTGAGTGTAACGAGAAGTGTATCCTTCGTTAGCATTGTCAAATCTGACACCTGCTCCTTCAGTTTTCACTTCAGCATTACCAAACCCTGAAATTAACACTTCTTCTTCAAACGCTCTGTCCGAAGATTCTGTATCAAAAATTTCACCATGTTCAGCTTCATACCTTGAATATTCCAATCCAAAAAGGGCGTTTAACCCTGGCTCTAGTTCTTTCGCTAATTGCGCTCTATTAATTGCCATTGTTAGACTCCTGCTGCTGCATCATAGAAATGCTCGTTAATTTTAACCACAACATTAATGTTTGCGGAACCAGTTGTAGAATTGGAAGGATCTTGTGAGAACCCAACAATTCTAAATTGTGCAGTACCAGTACCAGTAGTAGAAGAAATTTCTACTGCTGACATACCAGTTTTGGTAGATCCTGCGACATACGTTGCCATATCCGCGTTGTTACCAATTGCTGTAGTTGCATAAGAGCCGTCACATTGCACTTCAAAAAGTGAATCTGGACCGTCCTCTACCATTGCAACCATATCATCTGCTGCTGTGGCAGTTACATAGTGTGATGAGAAAATTACTTCCCCACTACTGTCTGTGTACTGCACACCTCTAAAGACACCCAATAAAGTATCACCTGCGGCTGCTACTGCAATCCCACCTGTAGATACCATCTTTACTGGATCTCCTGAAAATATCGCCCCAGTTGTCCCAGTTAGCAATTTATATCCTGTAGTCCCACCATTCTGAGGACTCGAACCTAATTTGCCAACTGTTCTTAAACCGAAAGCTGCATCATTATTTGACATAATACATTTCCTATTTAGTTAGTTATAAAATAGCAATAATCATTATTCACGATTACCGCCACCAAAAGTTACGCTTGTTTTTCTCTCTGGTCGTAAGATCGGAGAGGCTGGATCTGATTCCTGCATTAAATCGTTGTCAACCGCATCTTGTTGCGTTTGAGCGCGTCCTTGAAAATAGGCGTTTCTCTCTAGTCGCGTTTCGTCAGGTATCTTAGCCAATAGCAAACCGCCCACGGATACCACACCTGCATGCCTTCCATCGTCAAGCGTAGGAATTTCAAATCCATCTAACTCTTCAGCTCTAACAAGGTCGAAACCTTCTCTTAGCCTAGCAGTTACATTTTTTCTATCTTCCTGTCCAACGATTTCAGCTCTAATCCACCTGTAGGAATATCCTTCAGGTGCAGGTGGTGTCTCCAACATTGATGGGGGACGCCAAGGTTTGCGAGCAGTATCTTTAGCTCGAGTTTCAGCAGAACGTGATGTTCTGTTTTCAGTTGATGCTTTCGCATCTATTGATTCATTTAATTCTTTTTTATCTGTCATTTGTCTACCTCTTTATGTGTTTAGCATATTCTTTTAACGGTACATTCAAACGACGGGCCATTTCAACTTCACTCTTAGAGAGCTTTACTTGCCGTTTGCGTCCAGAACTTTCACTTCTACCAGCGGGAGCTACAGTTTGTTGTAACCTACCTGTTGATTGAACTTCTCCACCGTTGTTAAACTTATGTGGAAATTCAGTTCTGATACGTTTATCAATTTCAGTATAGTACGAAGAATCGTTGGTATCAAATCCTTCTTCTTCAATTAATTTACGATGTATGTTAAAAGCCGTTAAAGTCATCGTTTCATCTTCACCAAACCATTTATTTTTACTGGCCCAATCTTCAGCTTCAGGATCGGGTTCTGGTGCGACCTGTTGCATCGGTTGTTGCATCGGTTGCCGTATTGGTTGCCGCATGGTTTGTTGGGGTTCTTGATAAACTGTTTCACGTGAAACGTTAGGTTTAGAATTAACCAGTTTACTTTCTTCAACGGTTATTTTATCTAAAATGCCTTGTGCTTTAGTAACTTTGTCCCAGTCTTGGTCTTGGTAAGCAGTTTTTAAAACGGCATTAGCTTGCGCTCTTTGCGACGATAATCGGCTTTGAGCTTCTGAAAAATAATTTTCATTAAGTTTTGTGCTGTTTTGTTTTAAACTTTGATTTTCATCCTGTAAGGCTTGAGCATATTCAAAAGCTGATTGAGCAGCGCGTTCTTGTTCGCGCATTTTCTTAGTCAACGTTTTTATACGCTTTTGTACGTTTTTAGAATAATCTTCTAATTCATCTTGATCTTTAGACTCCTCTTCAGCTTCTGCTGAAACATCTTCTATGGGAACAGATTGAACTTCAGATTCTTCTTTTACTTCTTCATCTAGTTCTACAACCTCTGTAAGCTCGGGAGCTTCTTCGGTTGCTTCAACTTTTTCAGATTCTGGCATGATTCCTCCTCATGTTAGACGCTGACTATATCGTCAGGATCGTCTATTGTTGCGATGACTTCATCATCGTTAATAATACGGCATTCTGCATCGTCACCAAGTTTAAACCTAGCTCCAGCATATCTGCCAATTAATACCCATTGTTTTTCTTGGCACCAGGGGGTATCGCCAAATTTGTTCTTGTCTGCGTAACACAAAGATCCCATCTTAATCACATAAGCAACAACGGTTGCTAGGGATTCTCGATCTACGGTTTCTTTGGCTAAAACAATACCGCCTTTAGTAACGGCTTTGCCTTTATACGGTAGAATCAACATTCTCCACCCTGAAGGTTGAGGCATGCGTTCTAAAAATGATTTATCTAAAAGAGTTGGATCTAAAACACGTTCGTCTGTTTTAACATACGCTTCTTCTATTTCTGAATTAATTTTTTCAACAGGTTCTATTTTATCTTCCTTAACTTCTCTTGCGATATGGTCAGGTATTAATACCTTGCTCATCGTTTTCACCTACCCTTTTCAGCAATTCCCTTATTTCTGATTCTACGTCCTCGAGGGAATTGTAACGACCACGTAGATAGTTGTATTCATCATAATCTTTGG